GGGTTTGGTGTTGAGCGAACCGGTTTATTCTCTGGAAAAACGCCAAGTGACGGAGGTGGTGCTCACCCTGTAGGGCTAATAACTCGATTAGGCTTAAATGGGTTTGGTATGCGGAGAGGCGGCGACTTCTCTGGAAGACAAGAGGTTGTTGCTGAGATAGTTGATCTTCGTGGTGGCGGGGATGATAGGAGATCAAGACGAAAGATATATCGAACGTCAGATATTTACTCTGCATTACAGGACGCAAGGAACGCTGAAAAAGAAGATAATTTAAGTGATGTAGATAGCTTTATTGCAGAGCAACAAGTTTTTGAAGCAGAAAAAGACGTTGTTGAAAGACTAACTAAAGCGTATTCAGAAAAAATAGATAAAGAAATAGTGCAAGATTTTGTAGGTGCATTAAGATTTAGTGATGAAATGCGCGATATTGAAGAGGAAGATTTAGAGCAAATACTTCTTATTTTGTTGATTGACGAGGTAACGCAATGAGTGACGAGTTAGATTTGGTAAATGCTGAGGTTGTACTTGGTGTCGATATGGAAAAATTTTTAGAAACGGAAGTAGGGCGCTATTTTATGGGTTGCTCTGATCAGGATGAAAAGGATGCGATAGAAACAATGATGAATTTTGACCCCTACGCTTTCCCTACGCTGGGCGAGCTACAGTCATCACTTGCTAATTTGCAACAAAACGTGCATATTGCAAGAAAAGTGAAAGGTTATATATCAGACGCTATTATTACTGCTAGACAAGCAGAGGAAATCTTACAAAATCAAGAGGAATAATTATGAGCCCACAACCAGATGCTATCAGTGAAGACGTATCGACAGAAGACCAAACAAAACTAATCCAAGAAGCTAGAGAAAATGCAAGTGGTGAGCGTTTAGATACCATGCAGCAACTAGCAGAGAATCGACGCGCAGCGCGTGATTCTGATTTAGAAGAGGCCGGTCATAACGTTGTGGATACTAGCGGTAAGGAAGAAGAAGAGATTCCCGCTAAGGAAGAATTGAAAGAAGAGCCGGAGAATGATCCGGAAGAAACACGAATATTAAAAGTAGATGGGGAAGATGTAGAATACCCCATTTCAAAGATTTTAGATTCTGGTGTTAGGACGTTGCAAAAAGAAGCAACCGCCGACGCCAGGCTCGAAGAAGCGACACGCTTATTAAAAGAAGCGCAAGCACACCAACCATCTACGGACGTTGGGCATGAAGAGGATAGTACGCCATCTAGTATAGACGCGGAAAATCTGGCAAAAGTATTGATCGACGGCGATCATGAAGAAGTGACGAATGCAGTAAGAGAACTTGTTGGAACGGGGCGCAGTCAACCTGCCACCCAAGATCGTTCTGAGGTTTTTAGCTATGTTCAAGATGCTTTAAATGTGAATAAGGCTATGGCTTTATTTCGGGAAGCCCCCGAAAAGGGCGGGTTTGGAGACTTATATAAGAACGAAACTTTACGTTCAATGGTAATGGATGAAGAGAAAAAACTATCTGATGATGGGGATACCCGTGATTATTCAGATCGTTTGGCCGATGCAGCTAAAACCGTACGTTCATTTCGTGATGATATGATCAAAGACAGTGGCGGTATTGTTACTGGATTTGATGACAAGAAAGACAAAAAACTTAAAGCAGATAACACTATTGAAGGAGCCGGAGGTCGTGAAACACCTAGAGGTGATGCCAAGCCAAAAACAAGAGCGCAGGTTCGGCAATCTGCAATCGAGAAAATGGCAGGCTCACGTGGACAACAAATAGATTAAACGAGGTAATTAGTTATGGCAGGTCAAATTTGGGCAGTAGATAGCCTTGGCGGGTATATGTACGCCGATAATTTGTCAGATAAGTTACGTGAAACCGTTCAGCCTATGGTTAAGTTTCGCCAGTTCTGCGACGTAAAAGACGCAGCCGGAAAACGCAAGGGTCAACAATTCCATTGGGACGTTTATAAAGACGTTCAGACTCAAGGCGGTACACTGGTCGAAACAAACACCATGCCTGAAACAAATTTTGAAGTCGTTCAAGGTACATTAACGATTACAGAATACGGTAACGCAGTTCCTTACTCTGGCAAACTCGAAGCATTAGCACAGCATGCGGTTCGTAAACCCGTTATGCGAGCATTACGTCGTGACGCCACTAAAGCGTTCGACATTGCAGCTCATGCACAATTTAATAACACACCTTTACGGGTCGTGCCAACAGCAGGTACAGCAACGGATTCCGTTGTTTTAACTACAAATGGCACAGCAACGCTCACTAATAACGTGGCGTTTGGTAAAGATCATGTGAAAGCAGTCGTTGATTTAATGAAAGAGCGGGATATTCCTGCTTACATTGCAGACGACTATTATGCAATCGCCTGGCCTTCAACCTTCCGTACAATGAAGAATGAGTTAGAAGCCGTGTATCAGTATGTTACAGAAGGCTTCCAAATGATTCTTAACGGTGAGATTGGTCGTTTTGAAAATATGCGCTTCGTTGAGCAAACGAACATTGCTAAAGGTGGCGCTGAGGATTCTACAACTTGGGATCCTGAAACTAAAACGGCCGATCCTTGGGATAATGCAAAATCCGATTGGATTATGTTCCTTGGTGAAGACACGGTTGCAGAAGGTATTGCTTGCCCAGAAGAAATTCGAAGCAAGATTCCTACTGACTATGGTCGCTCTAAGGGTGTTGCTTGGTACTATGTGGGGGGCTTTGGCATTGTGCATGATTCAAGCAATCCAAAGGACGGCCGCATTATTAAGTGGGCTAGTGCTTCGTAAGGGATAATTAGTGTTTTTGGTGTGATTAGCATTACTCACATTTAATTGTATTTTGGAATTATATGGATTAATCTTCTTGTTGTCGACAACAAAGAGGGGATTAAAATGCAGTTATATTGTAAGTTATGTGAAAACACCAAAGATGCTAATGACTTTATAAAGCGCAAACCAAAAGAACCAGACAGCCAAAAAAATGTTAGATGTTGCAGAGAGTGCAACCGCAAGAGGAATAAAGCACGATATGACTCAAATTCTAATGTTAGAGAGAAGTCAGCAAAAGCCACTATGGTTTGGGCTAAAAGGAATAGAGATAAACTAAAGGTTTATCATGAACGATATGAAAAGAAATTTATAGTTAAGCGTAAAGCGAAAGATGCGGTTAATTATGAGATAAGAAAAGGGCGGATGATCAGGCGGCCTTGTGAAGCCTGCAAAACGACTAAAAATGTCCACGCCCACCATGATTTTTACGAACAAGAGCAGTGGTTGAATGTTAGGTGGTTATGCTGCAAACATCATAACAAGTGGCATTCAATTCTGGATCCCCTAAAGGAACAGGGAGAAGGAAAAAAAGTATTTGATAAATTCTTTGTAGAGTTTATTAATGAAAACGCGACCTTCCCCGCGTAACTAAATTTATTTGAGTCATAGGGAGGTTATGGCTCAGAGGTAAGCTATTATGGCTACACAATCTATGCGATATGATCACCCGAATGTACTTGTTCGACGTGAGCATTCGATTACACCAACGGCAAGTTCTACTACTGTATTCGGTAAAATGCGCCACTTCCAAGCAATGCGCTTGAAAGCGGCACATGCAACCGTAGCAACGGCAGGAACTAACGCAGGGCACGGGTATGACGTTTACTCTGGCACTACGTCTGTTGGCTCAATCTCTCTCGGTACGACCGCAGCAGGTGGTGCAGTGAGTGTTGATCTTAGTAATGTTGCAGTAGCGGCAGGTGACACGATGGAAATTCGTTCTCTTGTTGATGCGACAGGCATTGCTGATGTTGTACTTGAGTATGGTGCTGACGCGCAAGCAGTCATTACCAAAGGTTAAAAAAAGGGGGCTTCGGCTCCCTTTTCTTTTATCCGCAAGAAGAAATGATCTATACTGTTATTTTAAACAGTGGAGATAATTATGCTTAACAAGAAAAATCCCTATGGCGAAGTTCATGGCCATGCCCCTTATCAGTATATGCAAGACAACAAATTTTTCGATGGTCAAGGTAATGAAGTCGATGAATCTGGTGCTCCAATCACTGAAACACCCAAAGAAGAAGTTATTGACGACTCACGAACTGCCTTAGTAAAGCAGATCGAAGAAATGACTGTTGATGCTATTAAGTTAAAACTTGACGCTTATGAAGTCGTTTATGACAAAAAATCGGTAAAAGCTGATCTAGTTGCTATGCTTGTTGACGAAGAGTCTGCCGAATAATGTGGCGCGAGAATGACGCACAGGGCAATGAATCCTCAAAAATTAAGTACGAAATTGTGCCTTTTACTCGAGGCAGAGGGTTAGATGTTGGTTGTGGGTCATTCAAAGCGTTTCCTCACTTTATTGGTGTCGATAATGGCCATCATGCTCGTGAATTTGGTTGGGACTTTAAACCTGATGTTCATGTTGACGATGCGACTAATCTTAGTGTTTTCAATAATCAGTCGATGGATTTTGTATTTTCCAGTCACTTACTTGAGCACATTGAGGACTTCAAGAAAGCCCTAAAAGAATGGTGGCGGGTAATTAAACCTAATGGCTACCTTGTTTTATATTTACCTCATAGCTCTTTATATCCGAAGGTCGGAGAAGAAGGTGCTAACCCCGATCACAAACATGACTTTCACAATGACGATATTATTTTAGCTCTTGATGAAGTTGTTGGCGGATATAACTTGTTAAAAAACGATCTGCGTGATGCTGACTATGGCGAAGGGCAGATGGGTAATGAGTACAGTTTTTTCCAAGTATTCCAAAAGCGTACCGATAAAACTCGCAAGGTAATGTGTTGCGACGCTAAACCAAAGAAAACGGTTTGTGTCGTTAGATATGGCGGGATTGGGGATATGATCCAAGCCGCGTCAATTCTTCCTTGGCTTAAAGAGCAGGGTTATCATATTACGTTCATGACGACTGTTGATGGAAAAGAAATACTACTTCACGATAAGAATATTGATGATTTCCTC